AATCATAGATTCCAGCCAACGTGCGCTTGACAAGATCAAGGACTTGAGCGTCCGTGATGTTGCCATAGGCAGGCACCTGAATGGTGATGCCACATCGAACAGGGATGAGCTTCCGGTAAGTGGCGTCCGTGGAGTCGGTTTCGGCCCACGTTTCACGCCGCTCAATCAGCGTGTCCGTACCAGATCGAGACGGCAAGTAAGCCGTAGGATCGATATCGGACTTGGCATACACGTTCGAGTTCGCACGCTGCGAAACACGAACGAGTGCCGGCTGATCGGTCAGCGCGGTCAGTTCCGTCACTGCACACTCACCAGGATCGTCGACCTGGACACCAAAGTCCATGGCCCAATTCTGGAGAGGTACAGTAATGGACGGATTTGACACGCCTGAGATTGGAGTACTGGTAAATCCAGTGGCGATAGATTTCGTCATGGGTTTACCTCTCTGAGGAAGTTTAAACCTTCCCCGGTTGGCATCGGTATTATTACCGATGCAGAGAAAACCGCAACAGCAACAATAGCAGAAAGGATCAAGATATGATCTTTTGTGCTACCAGAGCTGTTGCCTCCAGCCAATGTGCTTTCACATTGACCGGATTCTGTTTACCAACCACAATGGAGGGTATAGGGAGTTCTTGTGATATTGACCGGTCATAGTACGTAAATTGTACAGACCCGGTCACCGGAAAATCCGGCCAAAGATCACTGACAGAAGGGGACCAACTACGCTTCTGCGTTGAAATAGCATATTGAATTGGATAATAATCCAAATCAATTTGCTGGTCTATCCCTGCCAACGTTTTGTTGACATCGGTAAACCAATCAACAGCAAAAGAGTAAGGAACGATATCCCATAAAAGTTCAAAAGAGGGGTACATACCCCACTTCTTGAACCTAGAAATTAGGGACATCACACCACCCATACAGTTCCGTGGAAAACGATCCACTTCAACCGTTAAGGTTGAAGTAGAACTACTCACGGTTCCAAAGGGCGCCCCGGTCTGAGCTGAAGAACGCTGAGAATGCAGACTATTCGATGTATTACCAAGATCAAAAATCTTGGTAATTCCTCCGATAAGAGCTTCAAAGTCGCCAATGGTAGGCAATATGCCATACCGTTGCCCTAAAAACGCGTTAGAGCTAAGTTTGGCTCCACGGGGAAGTCTCCGGAGTAACTCCGGAAAACCTCCTTTGCGGAGCTCATACTTGAAACCGATCATACCTACTCGTTTGAGTAAGTAAGATGGGTACTCTGCCAATCGCTTGGACAGAGAAACCCAAGAATCGATTTCTGCTTTAGCACGCATTAGGTCTACGACCGTCATAATTAAA